TCATCTGCTGTGTTGCGCTCTAAGTTTGCGATCTGCCATACGTAGTTAATCATACTGTTTGCTCCTGTGCTGCCAAGTGATCCTGATATGCCTGTACAACTTCAGGAGTGTGGACTGCGGCGCAAATCGCCTGCACTTCCGGTGACTCATTGGAGTAGTCATCACCAGCCTGTACTACATGGCGATGATATGAGCTGGATAGCTGTACTCCATCCTCCATGATTATGGTTGCGGTGCGAACTTGTACTGCTTTGAAATCACCTACGATTTCGATCTTATCTTCTTTGGTTACTTTTTCTAAAGCCATTGTATTTTCCTTTTAGTCTGTCCTGATTATCCAATCAGGGTATTAGTTAAGCTAGGGTGAAATAGGAGAATGAAAACCTAAAAATTGTTCCGCCTTGTGTTGAAGCCACGGGGTAATAAACCCTAATACCAACATTTCCATAAATACCATCAAATGGAGCCGCAATCCATCCGCCAACAGAATAATCGTAAACTTGCGCAGCCCCGCCTATATCTTCTCCGCGCTCATTGACACCGCCAATCGAAAATGGTAATGTCACACTCACATAAGAACCTACAGGTGATGAAACAGACTGAACATTCAAATAACCTGTAATCGTGACCTGTCTACCGATTTTGGTATAACCGAGAGTATCTATCGTAGATGTGAGCGTGATCGTCCCGCTGGTTGAGGGAGTTACTGTTGCAACATGAGTCCCCTCCTCATAATCATCCAGCTTATTAGCTGCACCTGTGCCGCCTAGATAGATGCCGCCTGATAGGTATGCGTCTTTGAATCTACCTGTTGCATACCCAAGATCTATCGTTCCGTTTTCAGGGGCATTAGCTGTCATATCCCAAGGTGAAATCAAACCAGAAGCATCATTGAACTTCAAACCGACATCGCCAGTTCCGACAGCTAAATCCCCGCCTTCAGTACCAATAGCCCCAACAGTGGCACCGTCTTTGGCAAAAACTGCTATACCACCATCTGTTGTAGTTCTGTTTAACGATATTGGATTATCAGATGACATTGTAGCTCTGATTTTACCAGTGCTAGTGGCTTCTACGCCGACAGTGCTAAATGATGAGCTAGTCTTACCAACCAGCAGATTACCGCTGGAGTCGATACGCATGCGTTCTGTGCCAGCGGTTCCCAAAAGGAGGGCATCTACTGAAGTATTATTATGATTATACTGAATAAAACCACGATACTGCTCATCTCCAGTGGTTCCATCCGCAAAATAAAGTCCGCCATAACTACCACCGCCTGTGCCGCTTTTAATGGTAATACCGCCATTCGATCCAGTATCTACTACAAGCTCAGGCGCAACAGGGTATGAGCTAGGACTTGTAGTCCCAATCCCCACGTTCCCGCTGCTGTCGATGCGCATGCGTTCTGCTGTATTTGTGTAAAACAACAAAGGAATAGCGCCGATGGAACCTACAATCGGAGCACCCCCTGTATAGCTAAGAACCCCTAGACCGCTTGTAGCCCCCCACTGAGTTTCTCCACCATATACAGTTAGCTTTGAATTTGGACTGCTGGTGCCAATCCCCACGTTCCCGCTGCTGTCGATAACCATACGAGTTAATCCAGCAGTATCATCTTCAAATACTAAATTATCAGATGAGTTTATACCAACATTATATCTTCTGGCATCGTTCTTAAAGTTTATCTGCGCTTGACCATTTGTTAGACCAGTCTCAACACGCAATGCTGTATTACCCGATGCGCTATAAACGTGCATGGCTGTAGAGGGTGTGATGCCAACCCCAAGGGCTTCTAAGCTAGCATCCCAGAAGAACTTTGCCGTGGTGCCTGTATCTTCGTAGAAGGAGATGTCGCCGTTAGATTCGAAATGAGCGCGATTCTTTAAATCCGTTTGGATCATCAAATCGCCACCCCATGAGGTATTTCTACCAACATTGATGACGCTAGCACCTGTTCCTGCCGTATGTGTCCAGCTCGCCTCAACAGCCGTACCTGACATTATCGACAAACCATCCACAGCTTCAACTTTTACCTCATCAGCAACCACTGTGCCTGTTACGTCTATGCCTGTGGAGGTGGTGGCTAGCTTAGTTACTGCGGCGTGTTTAATAGCAACTCCGCCACCTACTCCTGTATCTGAGCACTCAATATACGCATAACCGTCTGCATCAGTAAGAGCCAAATCCGTACCGGCGAGAATCAGCTTTCCTGTACCTTGATCCTGAATATAGCTATTACTACCATCATGATAAATCTGGAGATCACTGCCAGCACCGAAGATGGCCTTGTCGTTGTCTCCTAGATTGATGTTGCCAGTCATGGTTCCACCAGTGGTCATCAAAGCACCAGCAGCAGTGACGTTAGTTGTGTCTGTTACGTCTGCTCCTGCCTCAATACCATCTAACTTTGTATGGTCTGCATCTGTAAAGGCATTGGTGTCAGCCTCACCTTCATAAAGGGTTTTGATTTCATCACCTTTCAACTGCAAAGATGAAGTCATGTCAGTAAATGATGCCCCATTGCTGCCATAAACAACAATACGAGTATCACCATTTGGAATTGTTACACCAGTTCCACCAGATGGTTGAAATGTGAAATCACTGCCAGTTGAGTTTTTTACTATCCATACCATGTCTTCAGCAGGAACAGTTACCGTGCCAGCTGTTCCAACAAACTCAATGAAAGCAAAGAATGACTCTTCTTGTGCTACACTAGAGGTGCTGGTGATATCATTGGAATCTAATGTTTCAGCTCCAGCAAGTGTGATTTTTTTATAACCACGTATGGCAGAGTCTAAACGATCAAAATTAAGATTGGCCAAATCACCCCAGTCATTGGAGTGTGCCCCTTCTTCCATTTTAATTAGACCTAAACGGTCACTATAACTATCAGCCATTATTCACTCCAAGTCTCATCTGCTGTAATACTATCTTCAGACCATTCATTACTAAGTCCTTCACTTGGCTCACTCCATGTGTTACCGGAGCCTTCTGTAGTGGTTCCCCAATTTTCATTGTCTGGTATACTTATATCAGACCATATATCTACATCACTTTTAGGTTCCACCCAAACCCCTTTTTGATGTGTATTTGCTTCTAACCCAGTTGAGCAAAAACTAACTTCTATTACCTCAGCACCTTTGTTTATTTGGGCTTGCAATCCAGTAGGCTGAAATGCTGTCAATGTACTTATTATACCAGACTCTGTGTTTAAACCAAACCCCTCTATTACTGGTTTATTAACTAAAGTTTGCACTCCCTGTGAAGTGTTTAATTCCTCTCCAGATGGGAATATCCTCATTTTCAAGAACTCAACCCCTTGTTGGGAATTGAGTCCAAACCCAAATGGTGAAGTCTTAACAGTTACACTTTCTTCTCCCTGCTGTACTGCTATTTGCTCACCGACCAATGCCACGTTTACTGCTATTAATGTATCACCAGAGCTTATATTTAAACTCTGCCCTATGAGGGATACTTTAATCAATAAGCTCTTTTCCCCTAAATTGGATGCGATTTCATTGCCAACTGGCAATTGCCTCCCTTCGTGCACTTCTTCACCTTGTGAAGCTGAGAGAGAATCCAATCCAGAATAGTTGTTACCCCATGTGCCAATGCCATACTGGTTGTTCCCCCACCCCTCAAAGTGGACACTAAAATCTGCCACATTTATGCGATCCTAATAATGGCATTTGAAGAATCAGCAGTCGGCCATTCAATGGTAAACGTGCCCGAAGTTACTGTTTGATCCCCGCCAAAACTCAATACGCACACAGCATTATTGCCGGCCTCTGTGTCGTTGTAAATCAGTGCCCCAGCACATGTGAACGATGCCGAAGTCCATACAGCATCATCAAAATCAATATATGCTGTTGTTCCAGATGTAGTGGGTGCTATGTTGGTCAAAGCCAAACCACCAGCTGTATACCCAGTGCCACTTGTTTCATTGGTAGCACTATATGCTGTAGTTGTAGCATCCAAAGAAGCTGAAGAAGTGTAGAGAGCAATCTTAAAAGTGTCTCCACCAACTTTGAAATCGTGCATTCCTTCCATCAACTCTTTCTTGAATGATGTGCAAATTGCTTGAGTAATGGCCATATTATTGCGCTCCTAATTTCAATTCTCTAAACCGTTCTGAATCTTGCCTGTTTCTGAAATTCTCTTCAACCAACAGTGCCTGTATTGACTCATCATATCTAGCTTTGTACAATGCTATATCTTCTTGTTCCATCCTGTTGTAAATAGCCCCTTCAAGAACACATGCATTGAGCATCAAATCAGGATGTTCTGTGCTAAGCCAAGTCTCTTCATTTGATGCACTTAGTTTAGCAGGTCTATATGTATAGTGCAATTCAACAGTGTCAGCTGCCTCAGGGGATGGTGCTAAAATAATTGCTTCTGCATCATACCAAGCATAATATTTCGGGGTTCCAACACTATCTCTATCAAGAACATACTCATCCATATATGAAATGTCTTTCTGCTCTAGTGTTGTTCTTTTATTTGTTACTGCGTCAATTATTTGGACGCCACGAATCACAATCGCATCAGCAGGCAATGACACAAATTCATCACCAATAGTAAGTGTTGATGTTTTATACTTGTGTGTTTCATTCAGATCAACAGATTTATAAATCCGCTTCTCCGCCATTTCAATCATCAAGTCAATATTTGTGACCATTGATGATTCTGACGATTCAATCCAATCTTGCACCGCTTGTTTTAATTCACTATATGTCATGTTATCACCACTCTAGGGGTGCCCAACGCGACAGATGGACCAAAGCCATTGTATGATTTCCCGATTGGTGTGTCACCAGTGGAGTTATCTTTGGTAACAATGCTGCCTATATTTGCCTCTTTATCATTGTCTGGACGTGGATCAGACAGTGCCTCTGGATCAACTGGAGTTCTAGTTGGGAATTCCTGTTTGGTTTTAGGATCCCAACATGTATTGCAAACTTTTAGGCCAGTCCATTCTTTTTTGAGATTTTTTAGGTCATATTTATCGCCGCACCTATCACAAATGGCCTTTGCATACTTCCCTTTGGTGAATTTATTCATCAAGAATACCCTCCAGGTGAAACATATGCACTGACCCTTTCAGAATCCTCTTGAACCAATCTTAACTTTTCTTCATCATACAGTGGCTTCAAGAATTGCACTCTTTCTGGATCTTTCTTAATAGCAAGCATATATGCTAATCCAGACACCACTGCTGGGAGAATATTTGAAGGGACATCAACATTATTGGTATATTCACCAATATCTTCTATTCGCTCACGCGCATAAAACTCTATAGTGTCTGTTGAGTTCTCTGGTGCTGGGTATACATATAGCACTGGAGTGCTTCTTTTCTCAAAATAATACTGAGAAGGTCTCCCTTCCATTGACTTATTAGGCCTGGTATGATATATGTCTCTGCCTATTCGAGACATTCTAATGTCAATACCATTCCTTCTCAATACTGCATTGTCTACATCCAAAATCTTAGCATCTAGTGTGTATGATGCAGTTCCCTTGACTAATGCTTGAGAATTAGGCACCATTTTCCACAAAGCTGGATGTTCATTTTGAATGTTCTGAAGAAGAAGGTTCAGGCTTCGTCTAGCTGTTTTCAAATCATAACCAGATCTAGTCTCCACTCCACAACGATCATACGCTTCTTCAATGATATCATCAATCTGAAGAGTGAATACAGTAGTCCCAGAAGTAGCCATTATATATTCTCCAGCCAGCCGAAGAACCCAGCATTTATTGTGGTGGCCTTATCAGATGTAGCCTCAAACCCAACAATCATACCAGCTGCAATTGGGAATGGCATTTCAAAAACTATTGATTCACCACTATCTTGCAATGAAATACCAGCTTGTGGCAGTGTTACACCAACTGTTTCTGTATAGTCATGATTGCCCATGCCAGTGGCTACCAAACGAACAATTGTTTTAGCTGCTGCTGACCCAGAACTTGATCCTGCATATATTCCAGAGATCATTAAGCGTTTGTTAGCTGGCACACGTCTCATTGCAGATGTACATCTACGCCCGCCTGCTGAAGCATAGGCATAAGTGTTTCCACCATTGCTAATTGTAATGTTCCCTGCAAACTTTTTGCCTGATCCAAAGGATACAGCATGCATGCAATTAACAAAACGAATATCTGTGGCAACTGTATTGACAGGTGTTGTGCCGTTCAGTGTAATTGTTTCACTTTGTTCTGCTAAATCGGCATCCAAATAATGAATCTCTATTGTCTGTGCCCCAGTTCCACTTGCTGCATCATCAGCACTTGATGAAACAATACTCACTTGGACTCCAGCAGCATCTGGGATATTTAAATCACCCTCACCCTCTTTTGCCCATACTACATGATCTGTCACTGCACCAGTAGTTACCAATTCACCATATGCACTGAAAAGCTCAGTGCCAGGGACATCACCCCTAGCAACTGCATTTTCATATTTGCCGTGTTTGGTGAAATTGGCTTCCATTATGCATATACCACTGTAACTGATGTAGCATTTGTGATTGTTGCATATGCACTTGTTTTACAATAAATTGGGCATCCACTTAGATCAATGAATTGTGTAGCTGTGGCAGATGCTGGTGTTGCAATCTCAAAAACAGCATCACCAGATGCCCCACCATCATTGATCACAACACTACCAGCAGTAGCGCCAGCCACATAATAAATTGCTTTGATTCGAGCGGGGCCACCGAAAATAGCCCCACTCTCGGTCAGTGTAGTTGATACACCATCAGAATATGCACCCATGATGCAATCCTATTAACCAGCTGAAACAGCAAGTGTACCAGCATTGTTCCAAATAGCACCAGCCACACCAGGGTCTGAAGTAGGAATGATAAGTGCAGTAGCAGTCCCAGTTATGTTGCCAGTGACATCACCTGTGACATTACCTGTAACATTACCTGTGAGGTCTCCAGTGAAACCATTACCAGATACAACTGGGCCTGAAAAATTAGTTGCTGCCATGATATTTTCTCCTGTTTATTTCAGTCAACTTCACCTACTTGGCAAATAGATGAATCTATAGTTTCTATAATTATAGAAAGTTCTTAGCAATAATAACTTTTATAAGTTGTTATTGATAAGAACAGCCCTCATTAAGAGGGCTGATCAATTATGGATTATGCACCAGGCGATCCATAAACACCACGCCAATCACTCCAACCAAACGAATAGCGTTCACGAGCCTTGAAACGAACATTCCCAGTCTCAAAGTCACCTTCCATACCAGTCTTAATAGCAACACGCTTCATGTGCTTCAGACCATTAGGTGCATCAGTCTTTAGGAACCAAGCATCAGGGTCAGTCAAGAAGTGGTTAACAGAATAACCACCAGGGATAGCAGAAGTTGAACTAAGAGCATTCAGGTCATTATCTGCAGTGCCTACACGACCATTGCTGTTAAGAACACGCTCTGCTACAAACTGAAGATCAGTTGGAATACACAGGCTTGAAGGCTGAATTGCAATCTTCAGTCCACGCTCATCCGTGAACTTAGAAATGTCAATAACAGCATTCTCAAGTGAAGTCTCATTAAGATCAGCAGCAGTTGAAGGTTCATTTGAGACAGCAACACCATTCAGCAATGTGTGAGATCCACAAAGCTCTACACCATCACCACCCTTATAGGCAGTGTTGAATGCATTGTTAAGGATAGCAGCACCCTTTACATTCTTGGTATGAGACATTGATCGTGCCAGTGCTTTTGTATAGCGTGAGGAGAGCTTATCATACAGGTTGTCCTCGATTGCTTCCTCAGTGAGAGCAAATGCCAGAGCAATAGTCTCATGCTGATAGCGAGCAGTCCAGACTTCCTGAGCAGTATCATAAGTGACACCTTGCCCCTCACCCTTAGCAGCAGCAGCCCCAAAGCCTGAGAGAAGTACCTCTTCCTCAAATGCACGATCAGAGCTTTCCTCGTCAAAGATCTGTTTCCACTCATCTTTGTACCGATTATACTCCATACCAAACAGAGCATTAAGACCTGGCTCAAGCTCCTTTACCAATTGTGCGCGATTAATAGCCATTATATATCTCCTTAAATCGCAGCGCCAGCAGCCTGAGCCAGAGCGTGTTTGTGAATAAGAACTTCAACCTCAGCAAATTCTCCCCATGCATTGCCATCAACCTCAAACAGAGACAGAACACGGAAGAAATCATCAGTGGAAGCATCCTCGTCCAACTGCTGGGCAGAACGACCAGTGCTGGTAGAACCAGCATCAGTGTTGTCCAGATCAATCAGAGCACCTACCAAGGTAGATGCAGGGGTGCCAGAGCACTGTGCACGATAAACAATGCTTGGGTCATCATATACATAAGCAACAGCATCAGAATCACCAAGAGTTGCCTGAGCAGCAGGCCAATACTTGCTGAAGACAATCTCACCAGCCTCATTGGTGTATTTACAACCAGCAAAAACACCAAGGAATGATGCTGAATCATCATCACCTACATCAATATAACCAGTAGCCAGAAGCTCTACCATATCACCACTGAAAATAGCAGTTGCTGAATCAGTAGCAATGGGGTACTCATTCATACGAATGGTACCACCAGATAGGTGGCGTACTGGAGTAAAACCATTTGGGCTATCTACATTAGCCATAATCAAACTCCTTAAAATTAACCAGTATTTGAACTACCAAAAGTCGCCCGGCTGCTATGCTCTGGTTTAGAGATTGGCATTGCCGAATGACTATTCTTCATTAAATCATTATCAATTGCAGCTTGTTGATCAGCGGTTCGTTGTGCATAATATGCATTGCGTTGCTCAACAATCTCAACTGGAATCTTACAAAGCACCAGACCGCCTACACCAATATAACCTTTATGGATACCTTCCATCATTGTAGGTAACTGGAAACGGGCATCAATCTCATCTGGCTTTACAAGTTCATATCCTTCACGCAGCTTCTTTGTAACATTTGTTCGATCCTCTTGTCCAAGCATTTCAGTGCGAATCCAACGATACTTAAAACCATCTGGTGGTGTTGGTGTTTCCAACATTGATGGTGGCTGCCATGTTACAGGGCGAGAATCATTACCTCGGTTTTCAGCATTGCGACTTGTTCTATTTGTCGTTTCATTACTCATGATTTAATTGCCTCTCTTTAGAAATTTGGCATATTCACTTAGTGGCACACCTAATCTGTTTGCGATATCAACTTGACTACGTGTGAGTTTGATTTTATTATCACTACCAGAAGCTCGCCCGGTTCGTGATGCACCAGCTACTTGCTGATGTGGCATTGTCCTACTATCAGAACTGCTGAATTTCTTTGGAAAATTAGACTTCAACTCTGAATTTAACCGATTATAGTATAAGTCTGATGTTGTGTCTACCCCTTCCTCAACTAATTTTCTATGGATTCCAAAGGCTGCATAAGTCATAACTTCATCTTTGCCAAACCAATCATTCTCTTCAGCCCATGCTTGTGCTTTTTCATCAACTTCTGGTTGTTTTGCTGCCTGCTGTTGATACATAAGTTGCTGAATTTGCTGAGGGCGCTGTTGCCGTTCAACATTTTGGGCTTGCTGTCTAGTCCGTTTTGCAGCAACTCTACGAAGATTCTCCATCTCAACAGAATATTTTGCAAGCTCAGACTGAGCCTCCATCATCAAATCAACATCACCTTCTGCATGTGCACGCTTATAATTTTCTTTAGCAATCATAAGCTGACTTTCAATATTCTTTGAATACTGAGTAAACAAAGCAGCATCTTTCGATTGGACTTGGCTATTGAGCTGATTTGAATGCTGTGTAAGCTGTTCTTGCACACCTTGTGCATACTGAATAGCAGCTTGTTCTCTACGTTCTGCTTCACGCAGCTTATGAGTCAGCTTAGAAATCCTCTTTTGTACATTTTTGCTATACTGCTGAACTTCTTCATCATTATCATGCTCATCAGAGCCATCAGAATCACTAGTGCTTACAGCATCATCAGCACTATCACCACTTGCTATAGTCTGCTCATCATCAGGATTCACATTCTCGTTATCAATCTCAACTTCAACCTCAACACCATCTTCTTCAACTTGCATAATAGTCTCCTTATGACTTATATGTGCTTAAAATTACATCTGGTGATGTAACTGTTGCAATGACTTCATCATCATTGATAATTCTAATCTCACCACCTTCAATTGGAATTCTAGCTCCAGAATATCTCCCAAATAGGATCCAGTCACCCTCTTTGCACCACACAGACTGATACCGTGACTTATCCTTATATGCATCCTCACCAACACGAAGAACATAACCAACAACTGTTGCAAGCCTTTCACGCTCAACTGTCTCATTGGTAAGCATAATACCACCATCTGTTTTTCGTTTGCCTTGGAATGGCATGATAAGCAGCCTATAGCCAGTTGGCTGTGGCAATTGATCAATTTGTGATTCAGATAAATCACCTGGTTGTACAGGATCAGCATCATCGCGTAGCTTTGAATCAAAATTCAAAACACGGTCTTTAATTTCAGCCATCTAATTTCTCCATATTATTAAGCAGGTCTTTGATCATGTCAATAGATAGTGATAGACCTGTGCACTCACCAACTATTGCTTTATATTGCTCCATAGATTGTATGGAGCCACCAATTAACATATCACTACGTGATGCAATTGCAGAACGTAATTGCTTTAGCAGATAATCTGCCATATCAAGGCTATCCATTTATACCACCAATAGTTGCAGTATCATTTTTGGCAGCCTCTACAATTGATTTTTGATAAACCTCTTGTGCCTTTTGGTTAGCATTCAAATATGCAGTCTCACGCTTTTGTGCAATATCTTGATTTGCCTTCTGCTCATCAGCAATAATCTTCATCCGCTTGGTGACTTCAGACTCTATTGCTGCTTGCATATCTGATTGCAGTTTGGCATTTGCTTGCTCATATTTCATAGCAATATCTTTATGCTTAATCTGCATTTCCTTATCATGCATTTGAACCATTGGATCTGGCTGATTTGGGGCAAGCTGTTCAATAATCTTATTGATCATCTCACTCTCAAGCTTTGCAAGCAAGCCTTGTACTTGCCCTTGCATTTGCTGCATCAGCATCTGATTGCCTTTTGTTTGCTGCATTAGCTGCTGTTGGGCTGTTTGCTCAGCAATGAACTTAATATGCTGCATAATATTTTGCACCAAATTGGTGTAATAATCTGGGTTCTGCTGTACAATAGGAAGTTTTGCAAATGATATGTGTGCTTGAATATGCGACATATGATCCTGATCTGGATATGCCTGCAACTTAATGTTCTCAATAACAGCTGAGTTTTCAGATGCTGGAGACAATCTTTGTGGCTTTTGCTCTGGTTTTAGCAGACTATCTGGGTCTTTTATTTCCAGTGCATCATACATACGTCTATATGACTCTCTTAAATCATGAATCTCAGGTGCTGCTTGAGCCATCTGAAGCTGATTTTGTGCAAGCATTGCTCTTTGTGCCATTGAGAAAATGTTTGGATCTGAGACTGGAATTACATCAACATCATCACCAAAATCCTGCTTTAAAATCATTTTCTGCTGGCCACCAACCGCATATGGGTATTCTGGTGGTAAGTAGTCTGCAATAATACGTGCTAAAATTTTAAACTCTTTCTTTTGTGCATAATGCAATCTCTTGTGAATTGCAGACATAACCTTTGAGCCACGCTCAATAAGAGCCATAGTGGTTCCAACAGGATTTTGCTGTGATCCCGATTCTGAGATAGTTGTATCTGCAATTGATGCAAATCTCCTGCCAGACTCAATAACTAAACCGAGCAATTGGTAGAGAACATTTGATGGCTCTTTATATGGCAATGGCATGAAAGCTGTATTGATGGCACCTGCTGGAGAATCAACATCACGCCACTCTCCAGGCGAAATCGGGCCATCACTAACACGAACACCTCTCTGTTTGAATCCACCAGGCAGATTAGACAGTGTTCCAGCATCAATCAACTGTCTCATAATTGATGTTGCTGCAGAAGCAAGATCACCAATCATATGAATTAAGCCAAAGCCATAAAAACCAAGGCCTGGCAGGAATTTATAATGAACAAAGTATGTTATGCGCTTATATAGCTCATCAGATTCATCCCAATTCCTAGTGATTGATACAATATCACCAGTATCTTTGCAAATTGTGAA